AGGTGCGTTAAGACTGGACCGCATGTTAAACATGTCTGTGCCATCAAATTACGGTTTTATACCTCAAACACTCTCAGATAACAACAGACCTCTGGGAGTGTTTATCTTTTGTTCGTCGTGGTTGCCTCCTCTGTCGATAATCCCCATAGTTCCAGAACGGATAGTTCATGCCATGGATGGCGATATGGTGGATATAAACGTTATTGCTACAGTACGAGGGGATCATTTGGAATGGGTTGGGGCAGAAAAAAGAACAAACTGTGTACTGCAATACTTGCAAAATTACAAGAAAAACATGAAGATATTAAGTGTATTAGACCACAAAGTAGCTATAACAGCTATTCAAATTGCTCACGGTAACTATATGGACCACTATGGCATAGATACCGCGATTATACCGGAGGTGTTAAATGGACTTGATATTACGTAGACAAAGTAGAACGTCCGCTGGTGTTTTTTCAACTTTAGAAGATATGAACGGAGAAGTGTTGTTTTACACACTAGAACATGCCTATGAACAACCGGATGGTACGTATGACGCCAAATTAAATCTTGGTATACACCCATGCGTTTTAGGTCAGCACAAGCTTGCAAAAATGAAAGAACCTTTTCAAGCTTATGAAATTACAGAAGTTCCCGGTCATTCTGGTATACTTTTTCATGTTGGAAACTACAACAAAGATTCAGACGGGTGTGTTCTTGTGGGCACAGCCCACGTTGGGTCTATGATCAGCGGAAGCAACATAGCTTTTAAGAAATTTATGGAAATGCAAGAAGGTAAAGATTTTACTTTATCGGTAATTGAGTATTAGATGAAACTTAACGCAGATAGCTACCGCATCAATATTCCTTTTGTAAAATTGTTGACACAAGACTTAACTCCTGAAAAACGTTTAACTTATGTTTCAAATGTCGCTGTTGCCACAGGTGTCCCAATCATCATAATTTGTTGTTATGTAGGCGAATTATATGGTTTTTCAATTTCATTAGTAAACCTTATTCATTCACTTATGAAGTTTTATGTTGTAGATGAAGTACTTAACTTAAAACTGTCTGAGAAGTGTTTATTGGATAAAAGTTTTACAGATTTTAAAATTAACAATTCAATAAAATTAAATACTTAATACTGGCATTTAACCTGCATTATTATATAGTCATGAGGCTGACGTTCGGAAACTCACAAGTTGAGACACAGAGGCGGGCCTCAGTAGATTATAGGAGATAATATGTTTGAAGCAATAATAATGTTTTTGGTTTTAAGCGTAGTATGTGAGTTTTTAGGTATAAACGCTTTACTTAGAGCTTTTGGCATGTTTATCGCTTATATGTTGTTTGAACCAAAAAATGTAAAAAAGGATTAACATGAAGTTATTAACAATTAGTTTTTTGCTATTAGTTTCAAGTTGTGTCACAGTAGTACCAAAACCATCACCCCCAAGAGCAGGTGATCCACCAAACGTTTGGTTAATTAAAGGAGTAACTATATGAAAATATTAAGTAGTTTGTGGTTGTTTGGAATGTTAACCGCTTGTGTTACTGCACCGCCTCAAGTTTCACCAATGGGTCAATGCAAGATACTTTGCAGTACTCAAAAAGTAGTAAAGTACAAAGATGACAGCGTCGATTGTATGTGTAACATTCAAAACGAGGAATAATTTATGATTGTAGATCGAATTGAACAAGAAGAATTAGAAATACAAACTGAACGTGAACGTTTATATCAAAAAATTAAAGATATAACTCCAATTATAAACGAAGAATTATTATTGCAATTACACAATGAAATTCAAGAATTAGCTACAAAAGTTATACGTTTAAGACAAATGAAAAAAAATTAAAACTGGAGTAATTTATGAGACTATATACAGTAGTAACCGTTTACAGTGTAAAATATCTTCCAAGATACCACGTAGTTAACATGGAAACAAAAAAAATACAGTCCAGCTGGGATTCTTGGCCAAAAGCATGTGAAACAGTTAAAGATCTTAACTCACAAAATACAAATACAATCAACAAGTTAGGAGACAAAAATGGACAAGTTTGACTATTTTTTATTTATAATGATGGTTTTAATCATAATTAGAATAATGTATTTTGTTTATCCAGGAATTACGTAAATCGATATCTATGAAGCCATAGGTTACCTACGGTTTTACCTTATGTCCTTGTCGGTAGGGGGCTAAGGTCTTGAAAACCGACGTAAAACAAGGATAATCAAATGGCTAATAGAAATTTTGCTAACTCTCGTATTTATACTGGGCATGTAATGCCAGTTCTTTTGGACTGTAATTTCGTTGTTGACTCAACTAACGGAAATGGTTTAGGAATTCGAAACCTAAAAGGTCCATACGTAAAAAACGTTTTTATGCACACTAGTGCTACCCCTGCTTCAGGTTCTCCAAATCCGGCTTCTGGATTAATCGTAATTCAACTTCAAGACGGTTACAGCCGCATTTTTACTGGCGGAAACTCTATTGTTTCTCCTTTGGGATCCGCTACTTCTTCGATCGTTGCTGGAAACGCATATGTTATTGAAGCATTAGGAACAACCACCGCAGCTCAGTGGATCGCAGCTGGACTTCCAAAAGGTGTTACCGCTGCAATTGGCGCTGCTTTCATAGCTGCATCGACCGAAACCATTCCAGGATCCCCAAGCGTAGCTCAGTCAGCTTCTGGCGGTTCAGGAGTAGCCCGTATTGAAACTATTGGTGATACCAACCAAGCTATTGCGCCTTTGCCAACAGCTAACCAAGGTTTTGGTGGACAAATTATCGTTCAATGTCTGAATACGAGCGGATCATTAGCTGCTCCTGTTGACGGATCAGTAATTAGCTTAAGCTTCTTGTTGAGCAACAGCTCGATTCAGATTCAAGGCGAATAAAAAGCAGTCCTTGAATTTCCACTCCCGTAGCATAAACGGTGATGAATTCAAGGTTTGAGTGGGTAGATAGCTAGATAAAGAAGTTGTCTACCCTACCTTTATGAGGTTTAAATGGCTGCTGTACCAAGCATTATTCAGAATTTTTATGTTCAGACCGGCAATAGACAAAACTATTTAAGTTGGGACCTTACTGCTGGTGCTACAAGCTACACAGTTCAACGTAGCACTGACGGCGTAACTTTTACTACCTTAGTAACTCAAACCCCAAATACGTATATAGATTCAGCAGTTACAATTGGAACTAAGTATTTTTACCAGGTAGCAGCTAGTAACGCTAACGGGATTGGTTTATACACACCAGTTCAACAGATAATTCCCGCTCCAGCAGCTGAGATGTCTTTACTTCAACTTAGACAGATGGTATACCAGAGAGCTGACTTGGTAGGTTCAAACTTCATAACGTTACCAGAAGCTAATAACTTCATTAACCAGGCTCTTTATGAGCTTTACGATCTTTTGATAACTATAGACGAAGAATATTTCATAGCTCCTCCAATCCAGTTTACGGCCGTAGCTAACCAGTCTATATATCCTTTACCAGACGGTGCTTTGACCTTTACTAACGGTTATACTCTTGCAACTAACTACGTTGCACCCCCTTTTTACAAGTTTAAAGGTCAAGACTTAGGTCTTAACACAGCTCAGAACGCGTTTGTTACAGTAAATAAGTTTACTTTCATGGATCGTAACCGTTACGTGTTTCCAAACACGGCCAGCACCCTTTACGGTGTGTTTAATTTGCAATATAGGCTACAAGGCAACAACGTGATGTTTATTCCTACACCATCAGCTAACCAACAGCTGCAGATGTGGTATATTCCAAGACTTCCACAGCTTGTTGCCGATACAGACTTAACTACTTTAGGCATATCAGGATGGCTACAGTACGTAATCGTTAGAGCTGCTAAGTATATGCTTGACAAACAGCAAAGTGATACGTCATCATTAGATGCAGAGCTATTGTTCCTTAAAGCAAGGATCGAAGAAACGTCAGCAAACAGAGACACCAGTCAACCAGACCGTATTACAGACGTAAGACAGTCTTGGAGCTGGGGTTCAAACGGATACGGTTGGAACGGCCCCGTTGGCGGTTATTGAGTAATATATGGATATTAAACAACATTTTAAATATTTTATATTAATCTTAGTGTTTGATATTGTTTGCTCTTTTATCGGTTTTAAGGTAGGATATGACATGGGTCAACAAAAACCTGAGTCTTGTCAATATGTAAAGGAAAACAATGGCGCTGCCGATTTTTCAAACTAATATCAGAGAGTTATCTCAAATGCAGACTCAGTGGACCAGCCAGCTTAATCCTGTGCTTGGAAATCCTATCACAAATCCTTTAATAATTAAGAATATTGTGCTTAAGTCAGGAACTAACGTTATTAACCATCTTTTAGGTCAAACTCAACAGGGGTTCATAATTACAGACATAAATGCTCCGGTGACAGTTTATAGGTCAGCAGCTTTTAACGACAAGACTTTAACTTTAACCTCCAGTGGATCAGCCACTGTGAATATCTTGGTATTTTAATATGGCAAACTACACTATCAGTCCTAATATGAATTTAGTCGTTCCGACGGTTGGTCTTGAGCCAGGACCACAGTTTGCCACTGATATTAACAATTCCTTAACAATTATAGACGCACATAATCATACCGCCGGGTCAGGAGTTCAGTTAACCCAGGCTTCCTTGAACATCAACGGAAGTCTTACATTAAATCAAAACGCTTTATTATCATCCAAATATTTAGCTTTTGCGCTTCAAAGTACAGCTCCAACCGCATCAACTGCTCCAGATAGCCTTTACGCTGACGGTTCGGGTAACCTTCACTATATCAACAACACCGCTGACATTCAGATAACTTCCGGTAACGCTTTAAACGTGACGAGCTCTGGTATTTCAAGTGGAACAGCTACCGCATCTTTTATTTCAAGTGTTTTAACTGTATTTTCAAACGCTAGTAACTCAACACCTGCAAACATTCAAGGTGGTTCACTTTTACTAGGTAACAACGTGGCAAGCTCAAACTACGTAACGTTAGAGCCGACTTCTTCCCTATCAGTCAATTATACTTTAACGCTTCCGCTTGCTCCAAACTCAAGTCAAATTAATCCAGCTGGCGTAGCACCATTAGTTATCGACACAAGCGGCAATATTACCCCCGCAAACAGCTATGACTACTTATTACCTCCCGGAATGATCATGCCCTCCGGCCGATCCTCAACGCCTCCAGGATGGTTGTTTTGTGACGGAAGTGCTTATAGCCGAACAACCTATTCCAACCTGTTTGGAGCTATTGGTACAGCCTTTGGTAACGGCGACGGTTCTACAACGTTTAACGTACCAGACTTTCAAGGCGTGTTCTTACGAGGTGTCGCAGGTGCAGATACTGGTCGCGACCCTGACTACGCCTCTCGTATAGCTTCATCTTCAGGTGGTAACACGGGAAACAACGTAGGATCTTTACAGTTTGGACAGATTCAGACTCACACACACGGTGTTAACGACCCTAGCCATGCGCACGCTACAGCAACATTTTATGAAGCAGCTGGCGGTACTGGTATTCAAAGCAACTCGGGTATACAAACTACAACAGCTAGTGGTACTGCTGCTGCAGTTACTGGTATCAGCATTCAAAACACCGGTGGTAACCAGACAAACCCAATTAACATTTACGTAAACTATTACATTAAGTACTAAGATGGCACTTGTTGAACAACCACTAGACATTTCGTTTGCTCAAGGTCTTGATACGAAGACTGACCCTTTTAGGGTTAGCGCTGGTAAATTCTTGACTTTGGAGAACTCTATCTTTGATAAAGGTGGTCAACTAAAAAAACGTAACGGTTTTGG